AATTTAAATGATTTAATCGGTATGATAATATTGATTAAAGTATTCAAAAAATAATATGTATTTAATTTAGTTAGAGTATGCAAGACCACCCATACCACTCATTATTCTTAGAACATTGTATGATGTTGCAAATATATGTACTTTACCTGTAGTTGATGCTCCTGTAAAAGATACGTTTAATTGAGCATTGTCTATTCTTGAGAAATTGCAAGTTCCAGATGGTTGATGTTCTTCTGGGTTAAGAGCAAATGAATATACATTAACACCTTCGGAAGGAGAGTTACTGTGATGTGCTACAGTTTGGACATGATTAAAGTATTTTCCTGATTGTTTAGACATACGATCATGTCCATTTAATTGTAATTGTGCATCAGCTACTGGATTAGCACCTGCACCACCATCTGCATTAGTATAATTAGTAGATCTTGATACACCAGTCGATACTGTAGCAAAATCAGTTACTGCAAATACTAATTCCTTGCAAGGATGATTGAAGTTAAGTCTGTATTTACCTGATGTTCCAGATACAGATTCTTCACCTGTGTATTGTAATTGTTCAATTAAGTATTCATGAGATGCTTGTGCGAATCTCTTTCTTTCTTCTGAATCAAGATAGATGTAATCTACTAATAGACTTGCATCATCTAAAGAAGCAGTTCCTGATCCTACATCACCTACAGCAGCAAATTCAAATTCAACTCTAACATCATGATATTGAAGAGCAATTAATGGAAGAGCTAATCCATCATTTCTGCAACAGAAGAATTGAAGAGGAACAAATAAATTAAGAGAAGTATCTGTATTAACTGTACCACCGACCATGGCATCATTTGAATCGTCGTGATTTGGATTTCTAGCAAGTTCATTCCATATGTTTAACCATGTACCATAATGTTTATCAATTTTGGTACCACCGATTTGAAGTTCAACTGATTTGATCATTGCATAACCAACATTATTTACCCATGCTGCTGCTGCATCACTAAGTGATGCTTTTAAGTACATTTTTGTGATTAAGTCACCGTTTCTTGTAATTTGGCAAGAAACTCTCTTTCCTAAACCTACAGTTCCGTTGAAGGTTTGTTCAATAGCTTCGACTGCGAAGTTAGTGTGTCTTCTATATACGACTTTGAAAAATGTGATTTGAGGATTACCAGTAAGGTATACGTCTTGTGCGCCATAAGCGACTAATTGCATTAAACCACCACCCATATTTTATATATATTAATATTACATAAAAAAATTCTGGTTCAAAAACTATACATTTTTTTGTCAAAAAAAACAATAATTAATTTGCATAGGCAAGCCCTCCCATTCCTGACATAATTCGTAATATATTATAATTAACTGTGTAAATATTGATTTTACTCGCTGTTTCTTGTGTAATTGTTGAATCAAATTGTATATTTAATGTTGTGTTATCAATTCTTGAAAAATTACATGTTCCAGATGGTTGATGTTCTACTGGATTAATAGCAAAACTATATACATTTATACCATCTACGGGAGTATTGATATGATTTTCATATGGTTGAACATAATTAAAATAATCTCCATTTTGAGTACTGAATCTATCATGTCCATTTAATTGTAATTGAGCATTTATAATAGGATTAATTGTTTTATCTATATTTAAACTAAAATTATTCCACATATAAATATTATAATCATAGTTGGGATGTCCTTCGTTTAAAGTATCTGTTGTTCTAGTTCCAAATGTTAATTTAGATACAGGTTTTGATATTTCTTTTATATCCATTTCCGTTTCAACTGTAAAATTATTAACTAGTGCATCTACTTCATTCGAAATATTTACTTTTTCTTTTATTGCCTTTATTGTAACTCCACCATATGTTAATAATAAATCTACACCAATTGTTATTACTCCAGCTATTGATGTACTATTAGCTAAAACATATCTAATTGATCCTATTCTAATATTTTCATCTGTAGCATCATCATTTACATAATAAGATAAAAAGGTGTTTCCTGTAATAAAATCACCATGTTTCATTGCCCAATATAAACATTTACATGGATGATTAAAATTTAATTTAAAATTTTTATTTGTTAAATCTATGATTTCTTCACCATTTGTCTGTATTTGTTCGATTAAATATTCATGAGATGCTTGTGAAAATCTTTTTCTTTCATCTGAATCTAAATAAATATAATTAGTCAATAATGTAATATCATCCAATTCTATAGTTGGACTTACAGAATAACTAGAAATACTACTATCTCCTTGTCTAATTATTAATTCATTGCTTTTCCGTAGTTTTATATCAAATCTAATTTCATGATATTGTAAAGCAATTAATGGTATTGCTAAACCATTATGCCTACAACAAAAAAATTGTAATGGAACAAATAATGTTACATCTTTTGATGCTGATGATAGTTGTGTCATACTTTCAGTATTTCCAATCATTTTATTTATACCTCTGTCATGTGACGAAGGATGTGTTAATTCATACCATATACTTAACCATTCTCCATATTGTTTATCTATTGCTGTTCCACCTATTTGTAATTCTACAAAATCAATTATTGCATAACCTAACATGTCAACCCAAGCCCATTTACCATTTGCTACAGATGATCCCTTTAATTTTATTTTTAAATAAATTTTTGTTACTAAATCACCATTTTTTGTTATTTTACAGGATAGCATTTGCCCAAAATTAATATTTCCGTTAAAAGTTTGTTCAATAGCTTCTGAAGCAAAATTTGTATGTCTTTTATAAACAACTTTGAAAAAAGTAATTTGAGGATTTCCTGTAAGATAAATATCTTGAGCTCCGTACGCTACTAATTGCATTAAGCCACCACCCATTATATATATATATGATATATACTTTATATATTTAATTATTTTTAATTTGATTTAATATTTTCTTTATATTAAATGGTTCCTTATGAAAAAGTGTTATTTCATATTCTAAATTAAATTCTTCATTTTCTTTTTTCTCTTTTCTCAAATAATAAATATTCTTATTTTTTCTATGAATCTCCCATCCTTTTTGAATTGCATTTATAAGAATAAAATATTTATATCTTAATACATATTCTTCATAATTCATTAAACTATATAATAAATTTATATTATCATCTTAACTTTATTATATGATAATGCGTTTACATATAATTGTTTTTTTTTAAATAAATATAATTCTTAAAATATTTTAAAATATACTATCATGGATATTTATATTGTATAAATGTCATTTAAAAAAAACACAACAGAGATGTATAAAAAGACTACATTAGATAAAAAACACAAAGAACAAATAAAACAATTCGACCAAAATAAAAATAAAATAAATGAATTAAAAGAAAATTTAAATAAAATGAATGAAAGAATGAAAGAAATAAATAATATTGATTATATTAACTATTCAAATCAAATAATTTCCGAAAAAGCTAACCTTACTGATAATATAAATAAAATAACCAAACAAATAAAAAAAATAGAAAATAATACAGATGAAATATTATACTATAATAATACAATAGATTACATATTACCATATTATGAAAATATTTTAAATTCTAATACACAACATGTACAAATTTTAGACTTTTTTAATAAAACTAATATGGTCAAAAAAGAAAATAATGTTAATAAAGCACAACTTCTTAATAAATATCTCAAAGCAACAGAAAATAAACAAACTAAAGTAACTAAAGCACAAAAATTTAAACCACGATATTGTTCGAATTGTAATGAAAGTGAACTAACATTACATCTTTCGGAAGGTAAACTTATATGCACAAAATGTGGGTTCTGTGAAGATATCATTATGGACAGTGATAAACCAAACTATAAAGATCCAGTGCCGGATGTGACCGCATATGCCTATAAGCGCATAAATCATTTTAATGAATTGAGAGCATATAACCGACTAAAAATACAAAATAATTTAATTTTTGCTCATTAAACATAATTAGATAAATAATTGCTTATTAAAAAACATAATTAAATAGATAATTGCTTATAACCGATAAAAATTTCAAATGAATGGCGTATATAACCGACAAAAATTTCAAATGAATTTCATTTAAAGATTCATTTACTGATTATAATAAAATGAATAACGAACTAAACCAAGGTGAAATATATCTTATTAAAAATACCAAAAATAATAAAACATATATTGGCCAGGCGATGAAATATGTATCATCCAATAAAAATAAATGGGGAACAAAAGGTAGATGGAAATCTCATTTACGAGAAGCATTTTCTGGAAAAGCTGATCATTGTTTATTACTTAATCAAGCAATAAGAAAATATGGAAAAGCTAATTTTGAAGTATCAAAACTATGTGATTGTTTATTAGATGATATAAATAAATTAGAAATTAAGTATATTGAACAATATGATAGTTTGGTACCTAATGGATATAATTTAAAAACTGGTGGAGCCAATGGTAAAGATTCTGATGAAACTAAACAAAGAAAAAGTATATCTAGATTAGGAAAAACACACTCTAAATCTGCAAAAACAAATATTAGTAATGGACAATTAGGTAATAGAAGAAATAAAATGAAACGTAAATATTCTGAAGATAATGATTTACCTAAATATATTAATGCAATAAGAAAAGAAAAAATAATTATTGGATATGGAGTAGATGGTTTTCCAATTGGGATTATAGAAAAAAAATATATCAGTAAATCATTTAAGAATAGACAAAATCCAGCACTTGCTCTTCAAAAAGCCAAAGATTATCTTGATGAATTAAAGAAAAAATATTCACATATTGAAGAAAAAATAGAGAAAAAAAAGAATATTCAAGATATAAAAAAGGTTCAGAAAAAGAAAGAGTATAAATTGACCAGTAAATTACCAGATAATATTTTTCCAAAGATGAAAAATAATAAATTGATCGGTTATAAGGTTATGGGGTTAATTGATAATAATTGTCTAGAAATACCAGAAAGAATATTTACTAAATGCACAAATAGATGGAATTTAGATCAAGCAAAAAAATTTATTGAACAGGTAAAATATCTATTAAAAAATGATATTACAGTATATGATTGGAAAAAAATAGAAGGAAAAAGTAAAAAAAAGGGAAAAAATACTGGAAGTAATAAATATTTACCTAAATATATTAATATTGTTCGATCGAAAGAAGAAGAAATTGGTTATTGTGTAAATGGTTTACCAATTATTGATGATAATGGCAATAAGAAAAAATATTATCGGAAATTTACAGCAAAAAATCTTACTATGGAAGAAAAATATAATTTAGCAATTAATAAGTTAGAAGAAGTAAAAAAGTATTAGTCGTTTGCAAAACTGTTCATAACAGCAGACCACTCAAGGCTTGTGACAAGGTCCTTGGGAAAAATGGTGGAGTTGTCATATTGTGATATCACAATCGAAATCTGCTAGTCAATATAAGTGAATATTATAGTTAATAACTTATATTTGGCAATACATCCAAATTGCGGGGAGGTCCTATTAGGTCTTTACTACCATCTCATAAGGGAAACTTATATGAGAGAACACGGTTAATTATCGTATCCAATGGTAAAAAGGTAAAGAATAAGGAAAATCCGCAGCCAAGCTTCTAAGTTCCGAAAATCATGGAATAAGAAGAAGGTTCAGAGACTAGATGGTTGTAGGTCAGAAGAACGTGATTAGTTCTAATGAAGATCTAAGGTATAGTCCGTCCACTGGGAGACCAGTTTTCTTTAGGAGGTTTCTATAAACTGAACTTTAGGGAGTTAAATTTAATTTAGCGGGTAAAATGGGTTAGCTCAATTTCAAGCAAAAGAATCAACAGACATTGAAGAAAAAGTATATTCAAAAATATTAATAGAATTAAAAAAACAGAGACTTTTAGATAAAAACATAACACCTCGAAGAATGAGAATAATTTTAAAAAAGTTAGGATTAAATAAATATTATGAACATGTCCAACATATCATCAACAAAGTATCCGGAATACCTCCTCCAAAAATCACACGAGAAGTAGAAGAAAAATTCAGACAAATGTTTAAAGAAGCTCAAGAACCATTCACAATATACTGTCCAAAAAATAGAAAGAATTTTTTAAGTTATTCATATACATTGCATAAATTTTGTCAATTATTAGAATTAGATGATTTTTTGCCATGTTTTCCTTTATTGAAAAGTAGAGATAAATTAAAAGAACAAGATAGAATATGGAAAAAAATATGTAATTATCTTGGTTGGCAATTTATTTCATCTTTATAATTTCTGTATTTAAGGAGCAAAGAATAACTTATATGAAAAGTTAGGCTATTGTAAAACAAAAAAAAGAAAATAAAATTATTTTCTTTTTTTAGTTTTATTAGTTTTATTAGTTCCCTATCTAGAATTTGGAAAAGAACATCTTCTGATTCCCTTCTGTGCATTCTTGGGCCTTTTTTTTTGCTTGAGCTCGGCGCGAATAATATTGCCGCCATCACAATTGGCAATTAGCGCGCAATCCCCGTTTGTCGAGATATCAAGACCATAAAAGCACATGTCCCAGCGATTTTGTTCTTGATAACATATTTTTTCATCATGACCACTGTTAAGATCTATCTGGAAGATACGGGTGTAATCTCGACCAGAACAGTTAATTAGTGCATATGATCCATCTGGTGAAATCGAAACATGGCGACATATCATCGTGTCTTTACCGTAGTCCACAATGATGACCGGTAATGGTTCATTCAGTGATTTGAAAACAACCAAGTTATCGCCGCCATAATTGGTGACAAATACATCATCATTTACTGAAAATGTAATGTCGCCAATACCAGCTTTATAGGCAGTAGCCCGATGAACTAAAGTTACCTCTTGAGACTTTAGGTCAATACTAAGAATCTCCGCAATGTTATCATTAGTATTGTTTTTCACTACGGCACGCTTTCCGTCCGGAGAGATCGCTACAGCTTCCGGTTGGGTAAAACGATGGTCTTTGATTACAATAGTGTTAGTTACGTGGCCACTAACATCAAGATTGATACGAATTATGGTGGGTGGCGACTCGTTACTACCCAAATCCGCAATCAATACGAAGTTCCCGCCCGGAGAGATCGCAATGCTGACTGGTCGGACAAACTTGCTTTCCATACCATATAATATGATACTTTCGTCTGATGTTTCCATACTATATAATATGAGATCATGTGTATCATAATCGACCCACAGCACGAAGTTCCCGTTCGGTGAGATCACGATGTCTAACAGTCTGGACCATCTTTCTTTGTTCCCGAAGACCGAAATGTTGCAAATAAAATCCGACATTGTGATGTTTAAGTGTTTAGAAATAATGGATTTTAATATGTTTTTTTTTTTCAATTTTTTTACTATATAAATGATTTATATATTGGAAGAGCAAAACTAAATATTTCCTACTCTATAAAAAAAAAGTATATATATTACACCTTTGAACATTTACCACAGGCTTGCTTGGGCACCACAGGCCTGTCTGGGCAGGCCCAGCCTTTGGAGCCCAGCCTTTGGAAACGCCGACCAAATCCTAATATTTATAATAATATTTCAATCTATAGATAATATTTTTTTCATTTCTTGTATTGTATCAATATCTAATATATCTATCCTCTTAGGGTTCAGTTACCACAGGCTTGTTTGGGCAAGCCTGTGGTAATTAAATGGTAGAATAAACTAATAATAAATAATATTTTAGTTTTTTGGACAATATATTTCATACCATTATCCCCTTAGGGTTCAGTTACAAATTATACAATTATATAATTTGTAATTTAATAGTTGATAAAATAAACTTATAATAAATAAATTTATAGTTTATTCATGTATATATTTTAGGC